ATAGTAGTCCCGATTAGGTACGCTGACTTTGCTTGGAAGTTTCTTTTTGCCTCCCGTCGTTGCCATTGCTTGTACCTCTGCTGTGTTTCCTCTTTTAGTCTTGCTTGTTCCTGTTCTTGACTAATGACTTCTCGCATATCAAACACTTTGCTGTACAACGCCCCCATCTCAGGAGGAGATTGATACACCATTGCTTCTCTGATGGCAACATTTAATTCTTCCATTTGCTGCTGCGCCATGATTCTATGCAAAGCCGCTTCCATCAAGTTGGCACTAGGATCATAGACGTTTTTAGACTTTTCTTCTTCCTCCCGGATATGCGTTGCTAATTGTTCTTGAAGTTTAAAAAATTGAGATAGCTGCCCCACAATGTCTGCCATGACTTGAGTCTCGTCAACGGCAACATAGGCTTCCTTCTTTTTTGCAGCAGGCTTGGGCGCGGCTGGCTCGGAGTCTGTTCCAAAGAGCTTTGCCCAGAATCCTTTGACTGCTTTGACATCTGAGACAACTTCATCAACAGTCTTCTTGACCTCCATAAAGGATGTTTTGACGTCCTTGTACAGCTTGCATCCCTGCTTGATAGCAGCAACACAGGCATTGGCGGCAAAAAGAATGCTGAGAGGATCAATGATTACTCCAGCTTAGGCAGGCGATTGCGGAGTGGCGTCAACTACTGGAGTCTCAACTACCACTTCAGGCTCTACAACAGCTTCAACCACTGGCGCAGACTCCACAACTGGCTCAACAACAGCTTCAACCACTGGCTCTACAACAACTACAGGGCGCAAGTCGCCTTTGTCCCATGCTGTAGTCTCTTGATTCCATGTGTAGAAGTATTCATCTACAGGCATAGCAATAGGAGGATTCCACAGCCACGTGGCAGTGTCCAACACCCAGTTGCCGTAAGGCTGGGGCGCGATAAAGACATCGTTCACATCGTCATAGGTGTAGCCAATGCCAGCGTAGTTGCCACGCAATGGGCGACCTTCTGGATGTTGGTTGCCGTGCGTGTTGTAGCTGGTTTGAATCCAGCCATGACCAACAGCGCCAGTGGCGATGAAATCTTCTTCAGCAACAATCACCTGAGTGACGATACCGTTTTCTACTTTTGCAAAATGACTCATGTTTTCTCCTTAACGAGCGTTAGCATACTTGAATGGGTTTTCGGCAAATGCGGCATAAATCAAAGTTGCGCCATTAGCGTTTACAGCCGCACCGTTGTATCGTAATTTGAATCCATTTGATAAAAAATCCATTGTTGCAAAAGATTGGTCTGCATTGGTTGTATTTGGATGTAGATATAAAGACGCTACATTGTTTGCGCTTCTAGCACTATCCAATAGCCACCAATTTTCTGCGCCTGTTGAACTTTTTATCAGTACAAATCTTGGTCTAAACCCTAAATATATAAACGGCCCATCGTTTGAACCATTGCCTGTGTATTTACCAAATGCTGAATAGCCAGCTACTGCGGCAAAGCAGTAGGCGACATAAGTTGCCGCGCTAGAATTATTTGTCCACGAACTAGCGGCAATACTAAATACAGATGATGTTGGTGCTGTATTGTTCATGTAGGTCGTGTCAGCCGCACTAGCATTTGTAAGATTCAAATAAACCTTTGAACCCGCACCAATAGAGGTGTGATGTACAGCCCAATCAATAGCGTAATTGCGACCTTTCCAAATAATCATACTAGGCGCAACACCCAGCCCATGCCCAACGGTTGCCGCTGAACCCGTACCTGTATAAGCCACCACGCTAAATCCAGCAGTGGGGTTTGCTCTTACCTGTGCTGAAATAGAGCCGCTGGTATTGGTTACTGTTGTGCCGCCAGCGTTCCATTGCCAGCCTACATAAGTAGCGGCACTCGTATTCATCTGAGCCAGCGCACCAATAGTAAATCCTGTAGTGCCAAATGCAGTTAAGCCTGTTGTCTCTGTTGTCTCTGCTGTTGTTGTGTTGCTCTCTAATTGTTTTTGCACACCACGAACAGCGTCATACCACGCATGGTCAGTTGCGCCACTTCTACCTTTCACCCACACCAAATCAGGCTGGAATGAAACGCCATTGGCCGAGTTGCTGATTGTCTGTGTCGCCCCTGTGCCTGTGTAGGTTGTAGCCGCCATCACAGTACGACCATCAGGAATTGCATATGTTGTTGGCATTGTTGTTCCTTATAGGTTGTATGTGTTGAGGGCTAAAAAGCCGCTTGGTGGGGTGTATGCAAATGGGCGTTGACCGAAGTTGTAAACGTTTCCTCCAAATGCTCCGCCATCAGTCGGAAAATAAGGCCCACTAGTCAATCCTGTGTAAGCAGTTCCCTGACTTACCCCGTTTTTATAGAAAACAAGTGTTCCCGCATCTGCATCAAATGCAACGCCAATCACATCATTTTGTGTGAAAGCCGCACCATATGAAACGTACGAATTGTTATTTGCCTTTTGTCCTGTGTAGATGTATATCCATCCACCCGAATATGTGCCGGGGTCTGCGGTTGCCATCTGCGCCCATGTGTATCCAGCTTGCGTAGATATGGCTGTGCCACCGCCAGCGGTTGCAGAAGTGTGAACATACTCCCAGTACCATTTGCCGCTTGTGACTCCAATGGTTGCCCTAGTGCCTCTCCAAGCGTTAGCTCCACTCATGTCAAGATTACCACCTGACAATGTAAAACCATGTGGATTTTCAAGCGGGTTTAATGTGCAGAAGTTAGCCGCTGTCGCACTTGTCAATGTGGGCACATCGGTCATGCTGTCAAAGGTTGTGCCAGCAGTTGTGCTGATGTTGTTCTGCGTCCAGTTGTTTCCGTTTGGAGAATAGTCTCCAGCCAAATAACCAGCCAGTGTTGATGATGATGTGAAGGTGTGGATTGTGTTGCCACCTGAAGCGGTAATAGTACCGCCAGTGAATCTTTGAACGCCAGCATAGGAAATTATGACGACACCGGCTCCACCCGCTCCACCAGCACCGCCACCACCAGCGCCACCGCCACCTCCGCCACCAAGGTTTGCTGTACCTGCTGTACCAGCACCAGAAGCCGCACCATTGCCACCGCCACCAGTACCACCAGCGCCTGCTGTTGTCCCTGCGGGTGTATATCCACCACCACCGCCACCACCAGCGTATGTGACAGAGGAACCGCTGAGTGATGAAGCCGTACCAGCACCACCTGCTCCACCAGCGTTGGAAATGCCGTTGGAGCCTACTGCGCTTGCTCCGCCACCACCGCCACCGCCTGCTGTCCCAGAGGCGGCTGAAGTGCCGCCAGCAAAGCCTTGACCAGATGTTCCTGCGCCAGCACTGCCGCCAGCATTAGCACCAGCCGCTCCGCCTCCTGAGCCACCAGCGCCGCCAGATGCGCCAGCGCCGTTGTTACCCCCGCCCTTACCACCACCAGTGGCAGTGAATGAGCTAAATACAGAATTAGAGCCTATAGTGACAGCGGGGCCACCAGCGCCCACAGTCACTGTGTATGAAAGATTTGAACTCAGTGTTGCTGTGCTGGTTAATAAACCACCCGCACCACCACCACCAGCATAGTCAGTACCACCACCGCCACCACCAGCAACGACCAAATAGGACGCTGATACTGATTGGTTGGTAAACGGCAAGTAGAAACCATTCGTGCCATACGAACCGCCATAGGTGATAGGTTGCCATACACCATAGGAGTTGATTGTTCCAAAACTGTTTGGTGTAAGGGCTTGACCGTCAATGAAGTTGATTTCGGTTTGGTATCCGTCATAGAAACCACTTGCATTTTGAAAGTATGCAATGTTGTGCAAAGTAGCACTGTTTATGCGGGATGACTGGTTTAAAGATACAGTACCACCTTGAGAGTATGCAGTTACTCTTACTCCATTTACATAAATTATTGTTCTATTGCCAGCGGTTGCATTGGCTGAGTCCCACACAACAACAATGTGATACCAAGCCGCAGGGTCACGAAATACTTGTGTTGTTATCCATAGAGGATTTGGTGCAACTGTTCCAGCAACTAAGTTGTAAAAGTTAAGATTGTCGGCGGCATCAAAATACAAATCAGCACGATTTGACGCATCTGTATGTTGACCAAAAACACTTTGACTTGCAGTAGCAAGTCTTCCTCTTTTTATCCATGCACTCCAAGTCCATTTAAGATTATTTGTTGGGGTTGTAAATGTCCGATTCAAATAAGCACTTGCACTTGAACGGAAACGCAAAGAGTTGCCAACAAAATCGAGTGGAGCCAAGAATCCTGTTGATGTAAATGTGTGAATGACATTACCACCAGTGATAGTCACAGTACCACCAGCCATGAGTTGGGTTGCGCCAGCGTAGCTGATGATGACTACACCTGCACCACCTGCGCCGCCGGGTTGCGAGTTGTTGCCACCGCCACCGCCACCGCCTAAGTTTGCAGTGCCAGCAACGGGCGTTCTTGCGCCCTCAATGCCGCCGTTACCACCTCCGCCCGTACCGCCTGTACCGCCTGTAGCCGCAAGGTGATTAGCGCCACCACCACCACCACCAGCGTAAGTAACGGACGTTCCACTTATGCTTGATGCCGAGCCATTGCCGCCAACCCCACAAGCAGGTGTTGCGGCTCCAACGCCATTTGTTCCAGCCGCAGAAGCGCCACCGCCACCGCCACCAGCCCTTTCGGTTGATATACTTCCTGAGCCGCCGTTACTTCCTTGTGATGGAGATGTGGATGGCGTGTTTCCTGTGCCACCTGCCTGAGTTGGAGTTCCACCACCGCCCCCACCGCCTGAGCCACCATTAGCGCCTGTTGCTTGGTAGTAACCACCACTGCCGCCACCCGTGCTTGTAATGGAAGAAAAAACTGAGTTTGAACCATTTACACCACTGACAGCGCCTGTGCCGCCTGTACCACCTGCACCAACGGTTACAAGATAGGTTGAGTTGGGGTCAATCGTTATTCCAGAGCCAGTGCGGAATCCACCTGCGCCGCCACCGCCACCAGCAACACCACCGCCTCCACCGCCACCAGCAACGACCAATGCGCTTGCTGTTAAAGGCGTAGCTGGAACAAGGGTTCCCGATGTGGTGAACGTGTGAATGGTGTTTGTGCCATCAGTTGTGACGACACCGCCACCAAATTGTTGTGCGCCAACATAGGAAATGATGACGATGCCTGAGCCGCCCTTAGCGCCAGTTCCTGATGATGGGCCGCCACCACCGCCACCGCCACCCAAGTTGGTAGTGCCAGCAGTTCCATTAGTATTTATTGTGCCGCCAGCACCTCCACCGCCAGTACCGCCAGCGCCACCCGCTTGAGCATTGTCGCCACCACCGCCACCACCGCCACCACCAGCGTAAGTAACTGATGAGCCAGAAATACTATTAGCAGTACCGTTACCACCAGCACCGCCAATGTTTGCGTTTTTAGTGTTTCCAGCTTGCGAAGAACCACCGCCACCAGCACCAGCCCTTGCACCCGATGGACTTGCAGGGGCGGCAAGACTACCACCAGCAAAACCTTGAACTGGAGAGGTAACAGGGCTTGACGCACCTCCAGTTGTTGCGGTTTGGAAAAAACTAGCCGCACCGCCGCCAGAGCCACCATCAGCACCATTGTTGATACTTGTATTGGCGTTGTCCGAGCCACCTCCACCACCACCTGCTGAAGTGATGGTAGAAAAAATTGAGTCAGAGCCGTTAGTACCTTTTGCGGAAACAGAAGTTGAACCAGTGCCACCAGCGCCAACGGTTACTGTATAAGACAAAGATGGGTTGAGGGCTAAAGTGCTTGTTCGGTATCCACCTGCGCCACCTCCACCGCCGCCATCACCGCTGGCTGAGTTTTCTGAACGTCCACCACCACCTCCACCAGCAACGACTAAGACACTAGCACTGACAGACGCTCCCCCTGTCCAGCCAAAGGCGGCAAGAGCGGCGGCTCCAATTTTTGAAAGGCGTGGCATCTGCGTGTCCTTATGCGAACTTGGTCTGAGCGGCTAACACTGTAAAAGCGGCACTTCCTGTTTTGATAATTACATAGGTGTAGCTATCAATAGAACTTGCATTACCAGAAGTTGGTGCTGTACCGCCTTGCCACTTTGGTGTCACTGAGGAACCGTCTACTTGCACAGCAGAGTTGTAGTAAGCCGTAGCACCATTGGTAACCAAGAAAGTAACAGACATAGACTCGCCTGTAGACATAATCGTATCTAACGATGTGCCGCTAGAACCTCTAAAGTTGACGGTAAAGTTACCGGATGCATTCGTTGTGTAGTACAGGATTGATTGGGTTGTGACATCGTAATTGATTGTGCCAGTTGCCGCAGTTGCAGAGACGGTGTTCACCTCGGCAATGTTGGGAGTCCTGAATGCCGACTTAGAAGACGAACCAGCGGTCTGCAAGCCAGAAGTTGGCGAAGTAGTACCTATACCCACATCACCACCAGCAGTGATACGCATACGCTCAGTAGCAGTGCCGCCAGTTGGGGCGGTAGCCATAATCAGATTTCCACCAGCCTCAATAGTTTGTGAGGTTGACTCTATATAAGCGGTTACAGGAGCGCCCGCACTAGAATCTGATACCTGCCATTCAATACGCCCTTGGGGTTGAGTGCCTGTTGTGGTCGTGTCCGTATCAAGAAAGCGAAGGATGTTATTCGGGGGGTTTGATGTGATACCGCTGTTATTGCCCCTAATTTCGACTGCGCCTGTACTATCAATCCGCATACGTTCTGTAGGACTACTTGCACCGTCAGCAGTTGTGCTGAAGACAAGGCGACCGGGCATATCGCTTGTGCCGGGAGTGCCGTCTACTGCGGTTGAGATTGATGCCCCAACAATCAGTCCAGTTCCGTCAGCGCCTTCAAATTGGACTGTCCCTAATGTGTCTCCACTGCTTACCGTAGTAAAAGGTGCACCAGAAGACCCCCTTGATTTTCCAAGCAGTAAAAATGGGCCAGAACTATTGTTAGCATAATAGAGTTGGCCTAAATTAGCCGCCGCCCCCACGTTGTTTGCTATCAAAGTTCCCGGAGTTGTTCCGCTAAAAGCAACTTGCGAAGTTCTGCCTTTGATTACGTTTCCACTTGCATCAATCACAAACGGTGTTGCATCAGGGTTAGTGTCGTCCTCAACCAACAAAGCATTACCAGTACCAAGTTGAGTGATACGCAGGGCGGCGTTGGTGTTGTCTGTAACTTCAACAATCGTAGCCTTGCTGATGGCTACTGTGCCAGTGCCGTTAGGCGTGAGAGTGATGTTGCCGTTTGTATCGGTGCTGATGATTGTGTTGGCATCAAGTCGAAGATTATCTACATCAAGCTGAGAAAACTTACCTGTAGTTGCCGTGGTAGCGCCAATTGTTGCGCCGTCAATTGTGCCCCCCGTAATAACAGCAGTTGAAAGTTGCGTGTTAATGTTATTAAAGTTGGCATCAAGCTCCGCATTTGTCAGCGGAGAACCTTTACCAGCCCGTGTAATAATAACTGCCATGTGTTACTCCTTATACCGCTGACAACGTAATCGTCCAAGTAATTACCATTGAGTCAGCAGCAGCTTTGTTCACAACTGCAAAAACTGTGCGGCACAGCATGTCTCCGCTAGAAGCAGCATTAAAAATACCCGCCTCTGTTATCGCTCCTGTGCCCTCACCCGGAGAAAACGTGCCTACATAAACAACGCTTTCATTGTTAGCGCCACTAATTGTAGTGCTGGTTAAAGCCTTACGACTACCTAACAGATTACCTAAGTCAGTGTTTCCTGCGGCGGCGGGAGATGTGCCCGACCCCACAGCCATATGACTCATTACGTTTTTAGCAACACCAACCATGCGGCTAATGATGTAGGCTAACCCTGCGTTTACAACAAGGTTATCAATTTCGCGTTTTTCTTTTATTTGCCCGTACTGATCCATAATTACAATACTAAGCCGACCACGCGACAGAAGGTTTTCAATTTTGTTCATGGCAACTCTCTTTTAGGAAAAAGCGCGGGACTCGCCCACATAATCTTCTGCAAAATAACTCATATCAACAGTGTAGTTTTGGATAGACAGCAATCCAGAACTAGCCGCTGCAAAAACCTCGGCCAATACTTTAGAGACTGCAAACGAAATTTGCGCCCCTAAAGTATATGTTGGGGTAAGGGGTGCTCCAACTACGTAATCTTCGTCGAAGTACAATTCACCGTCAAAAGTTGCTACCCCGTCAAGAGGTTGCTTATTGGGGACAACACCGATGCTTTCAGACGCTGTTGTAGAGTCGCTAAGCGGCTTACTTATTGCGCGATTTAAAACATCAGCAGTGCTTGCTGCATCTGTAAAAACCAAAAATCTTACAAAATCCCCGATTGCAACAACAAGTCTTTTGGAAAGGGCAACTGTTTGCAGCCGAACTCCAAGAGTAGCCGTAGCTAAATGTTTGGACAATACGCCCAAACGCAGCCGAATAGGGCTAATTGAAGTTCTTAGCTTCATGTGAAATCTTCTCGGACAGTAAACTGCAATAGACCGAAAATTGTTTCCCGCAAACCGGACGCTAACAAAGTTTCAACTTCGCCTTCATACTCGCCAGCGGCAAGGTCTAAATCTGTAGCTTGCCAAGCTATAACAGCAACTCCCGTAGCAGGAGCAGTGATAGTAGCGTTGCGGCTTACCAAAACGGTTGTTGTATCAACTGCACGAAGATGCAAAGTTACCGTTGCCCCCGTCAAATCAACGGCGCTACCAGTCAGTGAATCAGTAAGTGTGAGCCGTAGTTGCGGGCCGGTATCGTTGCGTACAAGTTTAATCGTGGACATATCAAGCTCCGAAAGGCTGCATCTGAACACGGAACATGCCGCGAGAATTGCTCAAGTTTGCCCGTGCTCTACGTTCTGCGGTCTGCGAAAGAAATTGCTTGGCATGGTACGCAGCTAACTCACGATCAGACCAGTTAGCATTAGGCAACACTAGCAATTGTTGCAACGTACCATGCACAATAACATCTTCAAGATCATCGAACACTACCTCGTCCATAGCTGTGGCGGAACGTGTAGGTTTTAGTGCATAAAACTGTCTTATGGTATACGTACGCTCTGCATCTGGCAACGGCAACACTATAAACTGGTCAGAAGAAATTTGCGCAATAGAGCGTGGCTCTGAACCAAATTCCTCAATGTCTTGACTCGTAGTGTATTTATCCGCCCATTCAGGATACAGCATCAACGCTTGATCTAACGTCAAAGGTTCAAGGGTTTGGTTGTTCATCAAAGAACTAAACACAATATGAACCTGTGTATCAGAAGGTTTGCGGTACGTATACAAACATGTGCCGGGTGTCAGATTAAACACAGGCTGTTGATACCGATACGCTAAAGTTTTTTCACAAGCTTTGATAGCTGCATCACGTACGTACTGAATAATTGTAGGGCGTGGGCATCCGGGCACACTCGGCTGTAGCCTTGGGACAAGTGTAGAAAAATCTCTAGTAGACATTAGACCACCTGACGCGGATCAAGCCCGCCTTCTTCTGTGTCTGTGATGACACGGGATTGCAAACCAACACCCAAAGTCATTACAAAAGAATCCTGAAATAATTTAGCACGTCCAGAATTTACGTGCTCGTTATCAATAGATTCAGCTAAAAATACTGTACCGTCTACAAGGACAGTAAAGTACGCATCGGGGAGGGTGATTGTGTCATTGAGCGCAAACGTTACTGGAGAAGATACGTACTCGCCTACCAATACTGTACTTGCAATCGGCGCTGGATACACAAAAAAGTTTGTCGGGTTGCGCACATGCCGCATAAAATTTATCGGCACATCTGGCGGTTCAGTTACCCAGTTAGGGTAATTTTCGTTAAGTGTTTTACGCGACACTTCAACTACTGCATCCCCGCCTTTAATATTAAAAATCTCTACCAGCCGAACTGCACCTGCGGGACAATTTTGAAACACAGTAGACGTAGTAAGCGGAATATCACCAATCGTTGTAAATAAATCCGGGCGAAGCAACACCATACGTTTAATCGTTTGGTTTACAAAACCTGTAAGAACTGCGTCGCTGTAACGAAACGTAGTCTTAGTGTCTTGTATCAAACGCCTAACTTCGGTGATGACTTCGCTCGGTGTCATTTTGGCATTCCTCTAGCAGCTTCTTCAGCCAACTCAGGTGGAGTATACGGCGGAGCTTCAGGAATTTCCGCAGTTGTTAGATCAAGCGTACCTCTTTTTTTACGCACGGTAGGCTTATCCCCCTCTGCAATCTGCTGTACAACAGCAGGCGGAATAAATCGTTCTGGGTATGCAACTTCTTCAGATATAACTTCACATTCAGGATTTTTTGCCAGAATGGGATTGAAGTCATAGATAAAGCCGTCTGCTTTAACCCGAATAAACATCTTGCTCATTTTTTACTTTTCATCATCATGGCAAGAACTTTAGGCGGCATAGATTTTTTCTCTTTGTCTTTCATTACTTTGCCTCCGTCTTTATAGGACATCGGTTTTTTAACCGCGCCTCCAGCTTTGTAAGACATAGGCTTTTTATCTTTCATCATCATTCCGGGCATATCAAACTCCTTTGGTTACGATTGCAATAATGACACCCGCCATCCCCATGATGAGAGTGCCTGCTGCTTTGATAAGCAGCTTTTCTAAACGGTCAACACGAGATATAAACGTGTTGTACCGTTCTGCACAAATTGCTTCGTGCGTTATTAGTTTGTTCTCAACTTCATTTGCCGTTGTCATATTACATGCCTTCACCGGGAGTTACATACACTACCGAAGTACCAGAAGCGGTCTTGCCAGTAAAGAATGATCCTGCTGGAAATCCGAGGACAGTAACAGAAGCCGGAGCAAGTGGAACTGCGCCTGCGCCAATTGACGCTGCCTTAGCTACAGCCGTTGCATTGTCTACTCCTACACCTAGCAACACAACTTCTGCGCCCACATTATGTATTCTGTACTGATACGCTGGGCGAGTAAGGGGGGCGGAAGATGCAGCTTGAGCAGATGTTGGGATAGAGGTAGCTGCGGTAAATGTTACCGTAAGGCCCAGAGGGCTGAAGGCAAGTGCGGCTGCGGGCATATCAAATTCCTTTAATTAAGTTAACGATACTTTGCGGTTTTTGCGGCAACCGTTTTAGGTTGGGCTACGAATTGTTTTCCGGC